GTTTTAGTTTTTGATTCAACTGCTTTATCTATTTCAGATTTAGATTCCGTACCTTTTAGTTTATCTTTTACTGAGGTAGTAGTTGACCCTAATTTTTCTTTAGCCTTACCAATCTCTGCCGAATCTTTTTTTGCAGTATCGGTAGATTCAGCAGTTGGTATTCCTAAATTAGTTTCTTTACTATTCGATGTTATATATGAACTATATTTTTCATTATATGGTCTAGCATTATCAGCTTTTTCTTTAGCTTTTTCTTCTAAAAGTTTATCAAGTGCAGTTGGTGATGCAGAACCTTTTAGTTTTTGTTTTAGAGATGCAGTTGCGTTTGTAGATGCCTCTCCTAATTTTTTCTTAGCATCAAGTTGTAATTGAGTTACTTTTTTAGTAATATCAGTTGCACCTTTATCTACTTTACTTACTGATTTTGAATTAAATTTAACATTATCAATTTGTTTTGAATATGGTAGTTTTGAACTATATTCGTACTTATCAGTTGCACCTGCGGTATTAGCACCTAATGTATTTGGATTACCAAATAGAGCAGTTCTTAATTTATCCTTTACTAATGAGATACCCTGACCTATTATTTGTTTGCCAATTGTTTTTGGATTACCACCACCGGTATTTTTTAGGAATGTGCCAACGATTGTACCCTTTGCATCATTTCTAATTTTTGCAAGAGTAATCATTGTATCTGGTTCTAATCCTGATTGTAATCCATTTGTATTATATACATAAGTTGGGATAGCATTTCCTGGAATACCTATACGTGAATTTACACCATCTCTTGCTTGAGATAATGATGTAACTTTACCACCAAAAACAAATTTACCAAATTTACCACCGGTAATAGCACCTAATCCTTTACCAATCAATCCACCATCTCCTGCACTTCCACCAGTTGCCTGTTTCATTTTCTCAACCGATGATGTTGAACGAGTTGCTATACGAATTGCTTCGTTACCATAAATTAATGGATTATTTAATTCTACCTTAGTTTTTATACGAATACCACTAAGTTCTTGTTCTATTAAATTTATTTGGTCTGATTTTACACTTTTTTCTTGAGTAGAACCTACAAATAATTCTTGCACGGGAGTTAAGTCCAATATGGTTGGAGTTATATCTTTATTCGAACCTCTAAATAATTCTAATATTGTTGGCATAATTAAGCTCCCATTAATCCAAATCGGTTTTCACCACTTTTTTCGTTTGTTGTTGCGACTGCTGATGAAACTTTTTCTCTATCCATATAGATATTTTTACCGCCGCGTGTAGCAAGTATTAATTCATCTAATTTTTCTATAATTCTATTGCTACCATTGAATGAACCTGCAACTTTACCCATATAATCACCTACACCATTTAATAACCCACCTATACCACCTTCAGCTGGAGCTACTGGAGTTGATAATCCATCTGGTGGTTTTACTGAGTTTACTAATTCGTTAGGTTTTTTTGTTGCTATTAAAGTATCTGCTGGATTTGTACTTATTATTTTACCATTTTGAACAATACCGTCATTTATTGCAGGTGGAGGTGTTGTTGCTGCTTCCGATTGTACTTTTGATGCATCACTTTTAGAACCTCCTAACCAAGAGGGTAGTATACCTGAAAAAAATCCTTTCATTTTACTACCAATACTACTAAAGAAATCTACAATTTTTGCACCCAAATCAGGGAACATATCTAAAAACGCGTTAAATAATGCAATAGGTAAACGTAAAATATATCCAAAAATACCTTTTAATCCTTGTCCTAGTCCTTCCATTACCATTCCAAAATCCAAAGTAAATATACCTTTTATGATTTTAAATACCCCACCAATTACATCTGCTATTGAACCAACTACACCTGCTATATATTCAAATGCAAATGTAAGTGAACCACCTACTATATTACCAATAAATTCAAATACTTTCATCATCATACCACCCCCAGATGTTCCAAATAAATCTTGAAATGGTTTAAATATCTTACTAACTGCATCTACAACATGACCAACTGCTTTTGCAATAGGACCCCATACCCCTTGTAGGTATGATATACCAACCATCAATACATCCATTAAAAATTTACCGATTGGTAATAATGACATCATAAATTCACTGCCTATTGCACTTAATGCATTAGCAGATTTATCAAATTCTGTTTGCATTTCTTGTTGTAAGGCTAATTTTTTAGTTTGTTCTGTCAAATCTGCTTTAGTCATTTTACTTATATCACCACCCGTTTTTTGAAATTGTAGTGCAGCAGCTAGTTGTTCTTCATCTAAATCACTAAATCGTTCTTTAATTCTTCTTTGATTTTCTAAATCAGATATTGACATACCAGTTGCTTTTGTAAGGGCCTCTTGTTCAAATGTATTTAATTTTGTCAAATCTCCTAATTGTCCTACTTGGTCAACAACCGATTGTTGTGCTTCTAATATTTTTCCATTTGCTGCTAGATATCTTGCTTGACCTAAATTTAGATTAGTACCTAATATTGCACTTGCTTCTAATTCTGAGGTAATACTATTTTCAAAATCTAATAAATTATCTGCTACTTTTCCTGCCTCACCAATAGATGTTCCTAATTTGGCTGCTTGAACTGCTGCTTTAGCTAGTTCTTGCGGAGAACCCTGAAAATACTTATAAGCATATTCAGAATTTTCAGCCATATCTTTAATAACTTGACTTGGAGCAACATTGGCTAACTGAGCCATAGATACAGTTTGACCTATTAGTGCTTGTGATTGTTCTGCACTTAATCCACCTATATTTTGAATTACTTTATTTAATTTAGATGCTTCTTCTACTCCAACTCCAAAATTTTTGTTCATTACTACCATTGAAGTTAGTACTTCATCGGATGCCAATTCGATACCACTAAATTCGCGTGTGAACGCAGTTGCGGCTTTAGAAGCATCTTCCATTGAACCACCCAATGGGGCCGTTGCACTATATACTCTACCAATTTGAGCTTCTAAACCTTTTGTTTGAGAGTTTAATAACCCAGTCTCTTCTCTAAATTGTTTAGCTGCTGCACTCATTTTATAAAATGCTAATACACCTGCTAGTGCTACAGCCAATACTGCTGCTGCTACTAAAACGTATGGATTTGCAAGAAATGATAATGATTTACCTAACCCTCCTGCTGCACCAGATAATGCTTGCATAGTTCCCTTACCATCTGCCAAACCTTTAGAAAAATCGGTGGTAAATTTCATTGCGGCGTTGGATAATTTTTCTTTTAACATTTTTGTACCAATATCACCCAACCCACCTAATAACTTACCAATTACAGGTATCTCTTTTACACTTGCTACCAATCCATCAAACGCACCCCCCATTGTTTCCGATAGTTTTGTTGCTGCTTGATTTACTTTTTCAGTTATTAATACCCGTTGTTCTTCTATATTTAGAGCCCTTTTAGCAATATCTAATTGTTCTAATAATGCAGTGTTTTCGGCTTCAGTTAAATTAAATGCATTATTTTGTATTTTTAATTTATCTTGTTCAATAGTGACTAATTGTTTACTAATATCTTTTGATGAAGATAATCCACTTATTGAAGATTTTAAACTACCCAAATACTCCTTAGCCTTTTCACCTAATTCTGCATTTGTTTTTACTGTATACTCTATATCATCCTGTAATTTACTACTTAGAGATGAAGACATTTTTATAGCTTCGTTGTATTCTTCTTGAATACGAACTTGCTCCCGTTGTTTGTCTGCCATCTCTTTGGCATATTTTAAATTTTGTTGCTGGTCTGCCATTATATTAATATTCTAAATTAATCTATGTTTAAGATATGTTTATATGAGTTAGGAATTCGTTTCCCTTGAGCTTTTAATCTTTCTACCTCATCTCTAAGCTCTTGCATATCTCTATCTAATTTATTAGCCATAGCAACAAAATCTTTATCGTTTTTTAGTTTATTTACTAAAATTTTTCCAAAGATATATTCTATTACACCTTCTCGTATAGAATGTTTTTTGGTTATAAATTCTTTTATGCTTTTTTTCTTTGTTTCAGTTAATTTCATAGTATTTTCCATTTATACTACTATAAATATAAGACATAAAAAAAGTGAGGAATTTATTTCCTCACTCTTACACCAGGTCCTTTTGATGGTTGGCTAGTTTTTTGTGCTTTATTTGTGGCATCATTTTCCTTTTTCTTAGCATCAACCAATTCTTTATAATAAAAATTTCTTAAATGAATTGGTAATCTATAAACATCGGATTGAATGAATCCATGTCCATGATAACATAATTCAAAAATTTGTTTATGTAATAGGACAGAATAATTACTCGGAAGGCCAAAAAAAGTTTACGCCCATTGGTATAGAGCGTACCTCCGTTTCTCCCGTCTCTGGGTCAGTATAATCAAACTCCATTTTAATATCCGGTTGGATTGATTTTAAATGCTCTCTAAAAGATTTAGTGTCTTTTGATAAAAATTTATTATTAATAAAATCAGTAATTGATTTAGTATCTTCATTCCCATCAACGGAAACTATCATATAACGATAACGAGTAGTTAATTCTCCACCCATTGAATCTTTACTTAATCGTTTCATTGCAGTAACATCGGCATCAATTCTCTTTTCATCACCATGAGTTAATAATTTAAAAACTAATACATTACCAGTAGATGTTTTAAATGTATAACGATTATCAGAAGTCAATTTACTAAAATCGATATCCTTTGTTTGAACTTTACCCAAATCAACACTAATTGTATCCGTTTCTCCGGTTGAGGTTTGTATTTGAATTTTATAATCAGGTCCGTATCCTAAAATACGAGTTGCCAACATAATAGCATTCTTATCACCCAGAATTATATCATCTGGATTTACTGCTTTATCTACTATAATTGCTTCGAATAATTTATCTAATACTACACCTTTTTTAATTAGACTTTGAGATGAAAGAATTTCCTCCTCTCTTGCGGTCATGTATTTTAATTCAATGTTACCACTTGATAATGGATTTGTTACTGGATAGCATTTACCTTGTGATGGTAACGATACTATCTCGGTTGCGAATTCGTATTGTGACATATTTTACCTTTATTTTGTTTATTGTATATAAATATATAAATAAAAAAAAATTGAAAAAAAAGGAGATATTTCTATCTCCTTTCTTAATTTTATATTTTAATTCTATTAGAATTCAAGTATTGCGTAATCATAAGATAACGTTAATGTGATTTCTGCAGGGTCATTTGATGTCCAATCTAAATCACCAAATTGTGCGTTTGAAATAAATGCACCTTTTAGTTTCCATTGTTCGATTTTATCACCAACTGGTCCTAACATATAGATATCAATATCTTTTTTGTAGAAATCTGCATATCCATCACGTCCTGTTAGGGATTCATGTGAAGTTCTAACCCACTCCATTACTGCCTGTGCACCTGATGGTACAATTGGGTCATATAATGTGATTTCTAAATCTTGCCATTCACCTTTACCTTTCAACTTTCTTTTTAAGTTGATGTGTTCAAGTGTTACAACTTCAAACTGAATGTTTGGTCTGTTTCCAGCTTTGATAAGATATGAAGGGATACCACCGATTTCCATGATGAAACGATTTTTCATCTTTGGTTCAAAGTTGGTATAGAACATTTCGTTAAACTCTAATATTTCTGCCATTTTATTTTTCTCCTATTATATTAATAAATATAAGGTTTCTCTTTTTTTTAAAATTTATGCTGAGAACGATGCTCCAGTCGGTAAGATATTGAAATCTAATACGATGAATTCAGCTGTTTTTGTTGGTTGTAAGAAAATCTGTCCAGCCAATATATTTCTATCAATTACATCAGGAGTGTTATTAGTCTCATCCATTACTACTCTAAATGCATATAAACCTTGTCTTTGTTGAATTGCTTCTAAATAAGGATTAACTGTATTTAAGAATCTTGAACGAGTGGTAGAAGTATTTTGTTCGAATACTAAGTATCTTGATGTAGAAGCGATATACTTCTTAACTTTGATAAGTAATCTTCTAACATTGATTCTATCTAACGCTGATGATTTTTCTTGTAATGTTTTCTGTCCAAATGCCACGATACCCTCACCAGGGAAAGATGCGATAGGATTTATTTTTCCTTCGTATAATGTATCTCTCTCTGCGTGTGTTAATCTATTCAATACTGAAACTGCTCCTACGATTCCACCACGATTTAAACCAGCTGGTGCGAACCATTCTGCTGCAACCGCGTCATTTGCTGCGTAAATACCTGGCATCAATACTGATGGTGGTACTGCAGTTAATTTGTTGGTGTTTCTATCGATTGTCTTAACCCACGGGTAGTAAGTACCTACATAGTTAGAATCTACTGATGCACCTTCTGTTACTGCTGCATCAATCGTATCAGTACTATCACATCCAACTACATCACCAATGAAGAATACATCTTCACGATTCTCACACATTTCACTTATGTAATCAAATGCATATGAATGATGTCTACGAATTATACCTGGTACTGCGATTAAGTTAATATCAAAATCATCAGGGTTGGATACCGCGTTGATTGCTTTTACATATGCAACTGAACCACTTGCAATTGATGTTGCTAAGTTAAATCCTTGTGAATTACCAGATGATATATCTACACCTTTATTTATTACTCTTGTTGGAGTTACACCATCAAATCCACCTTGAAATCCTAATGTAAATTGTCTTTTAGCAATTGTTTCAGCAGTATCATCAGTTGATAATGAAGCAGATAATCCTAAACTTACGTTATCAAATGCAAATAGTTGGTTTGAACCGGTTGTTATACCTGCGATTTCATCCGCTACACTATAATCAGGTAGTGGTTTTAAATATTGTGTGTTGTTTATTCTTACTACACTAGTTTCTAAATCAATACCAGAATATCTATATGCAGATGATGCTGTATTACTAAATGAGCCTGATGTGTAAATAACTTTAGGTACATATACAGCTGTTGCACCAGATGCTAATCTTATAGGATTATAATACGCCTCGTGTCCAAAAGGTGCTGCTATAATAGGGAATGTACCTTCAGGTGACACTTCTATTCTAACTAATTTAGAACGATTTGCGTAATCACCATTTTCACTTTGTTTACCATTTGCATCAATTGTCAAATTTCTATCACCAATTACTTTAGCAATATAGTTTGGAGATGCTGGGTCTAAGTTAACGTTATTATATGTTTCTTTTACTGATTTTTTTCTATCGGTATCATTGAATCCACGAATTACTACTGAGAATGTTGCGTAATCAGTTGCACCAGATACTCCTGCTGCTTTAACATTAAAAATACTTACTTTATATTCAGTATTATATGGGTTACCATCACCTAATGTATGGAAACGGAAAAGGTCACTTCTTTCACCACTAATCAATTGAGATTTAACCCACGGAGTAGATGCGTGTGTTGGACCATCTGTAGCACTATATATTTGAGTTGGTAACTCAAGTAATTCAACATCTGCTGCACTTGTTGCAAATGATTGTGAAAAATCAGTTGCTGTTTTTTCAAAATAAGTGTATGTGTATGCTTTTTTAGTTCCAAATGGAGATTCACCAAATACATCACCTATATCGTTTCCAGCTGATGGTAATATTGATGCACTAAATGAACCACTTAATTGACCGCCTGTAATTAAAAATTCAGAACTTCCAATTGGTGATGTAATTGTTGCATTTGTAGAACCACTAAATAATCCAACACTTTCAATCGATTCAATCGTTGAATGTAAAGTTGCTACTATTTTTTTTCCACCTTGTGCGGCTGAGCCACTAACTACTATTGCAAGTGGTGCTGCGTGTTCATATCCACCTATGTGTCCGACACGAACAATCGTAACTGTTCCTGCTTCTCTTAGATAGTTTTGAACTGCGTACCCTGTATAGTATGTTCCATCAGGTGTACCGAATATTTCTTCAAATTCTGATTGTGTATTGACGATAGTTGGTAAGAACGCTGGTCCTTTACTGAAAGGTCCTACTATTGCTGCTCCAATTTCTCCGATACCCTGTGATAAAAATGATAAATCATTCTCTCTTGTGAATACACCAGGTGATACAATTTTTTCTGCCATTTTATTTACTCCTATTAAGTTTGTGTAATGATACACATATAAGTATTAGATACTTTTTCTAAAATATTATTTTATATATGCGTAACGTAGTATTATTCTGCTATTGGTGTGAATTCTCCCGTTGTAGGGTTATAATCACCATCGCCGTATTTTTCGTTTAATCCTTTAAATAAGGTTTCTTCTTTGATAACCAACTCCGAATGTTGTTTAATTAATTCTGCTTCTCTTTCTTCTAATTCTGACAATCTTCTCTTTTTTTCAATATGAATTTGTCCTAATTCAGTAAAAACCGACCCAACTTCAATTCGTAATTCGTTAATTTGATTAACCTCGTCTTCCGTAAACTTAATTTTTTCTGCCATTTTGATATATTTTGTTTATTAATTAGTTATATATATAAATATATAGATTTTCCCCAAACGATAAAAAAATTATCTAACAAATGAAACTGCACTACTCCAAGTCCCTTTAAGACCTTGGTCAATCGCTCTAACTCTAACATACCAAGTCCCTGCAGTTAATAGAGTATTAACTTCTATATTAGCTTCACTCCATTCAGTATTATCTACTGTGTTAGAAACAAATGTATTTCCTGTTGATATTTGTACATCATATGCAGTAATACCACCTGTTCCTACTGATGCCGGTGCAACCCACGATACAAACGGAGATGCATATGCTACTGATGTTGGTGCACCAGGTGCTGCTAAATCTGCAAATGTGTTTCCACCTTTATTGTGGGTTACATATCCATTTACCAAATAAGTATCTACATCTTCAACGTCAATTGAAACGATTTCAGATGTTCTATTTATTAATTCAATTGATGTAATATCTTTTTCTACTAAAACTCCACCTTCTTCTTTTACTAATTTATCGTCAGTTGTAATTCTAAATATTTCTTTGAATCTATATTTACCATCTTCAGAATCTTTTACTAATAATGGATGTTCTGATGTTGCAGTTACTCCACCATTGTTTATATCATAATATTTTGATGAGAATGAGTATACAATACCCTTAACTTCTACTTCTTTTAATTCTTGACCTAATTCAGATGATGACCAATTAAAGAAATTATTATCAGAATCTAATGTTAAACCAGATAATGAATAACCTTTTAACTTATCACCTTCTACTAAATCTCCTGCTTCTACTATTGAACCATCTGATAACACTATTGGTGAATCAATTGTTAAACATAAAGCGGTTGAGTTACCATCATATGAATCTACGGAATAAACCGTCTTATCTTTATTTGAATTATATCCAGTTGCATGAGTATTATAACCATCTGCAAATACTGCTCTAATTGTATTAGATTGTGCAGTTAAAAGTGAAGTTTGTGCTGATGGTGATTGTGGATTCATATTAGAAATTGTAAAAGTAGCGGTTGTACCACTATTTGTTCCCAATGTTATATATGAACCTGCTGCTACACTCCATGTAAAGTTTGCTGCTCTACCACTAATTCTACTAAAATTTGAACCAGCACCAGTAAAACCTAATGTATATGTTTCAGTTGTAGATTCCACTGCGTATGTATAACCAGTTACCGAATCTACCGAATCAATTGCAAATGATGACATTGCAATAGGACCTGTTGAATTTCCTTTTGCTGCTGACATTGATTTTGTAGCTTGACCGGTAGCTGAAGCTAAATTATTTAAACTTTTGGTCTGTCCTGATGTTAATGTTGCCATTTATGTTGTTCCTATTTGTTATAAATATCTAATAATGAATCAATCCACTTATTCTTATCCGTATATTTTTCAATCATATAAGTTTTTATAATATTAAACCAATATAATTTTTCAGAATAAGGTAATGTAGTAATCTTTGTATAAATATCGAAAAATTCAGTTTTAGACGATGCTCGGTATGGATATTCTAAATCTTTACACCAACTAGAATGTAGTATTGGTAATTTACCCTTATCAACCGCTTCGAATATTGAATATCCAAATGGTTCTGATATAAAAGATGAATGTGATATACCCCAATCCATATTGTAAAAAGTATCTTTAAAATCTGGGTTGTAATGATATAATTTTGATTTTGAAATATCTATCTTTACTCCATTTTTCCAAAGTAAATTAAATTCTTCGGAATTTGTGAAAATAAGACTTGGAATTTTATCTAAATAGTGTGGGTTTTTTCTACCTTCACTTCTTGCAGCAAATCCCAATTTATTAGATTCGGATAGAGGTAAATTCCATTTAAATTCGTAAAAATTTGGTATATTTGTATTGTTATAAAGTATATCGTATAATCCTACCCATATATTATTTTCACACCAATCAGTAACCTCTTGTTCCCATTCCGTACTCATATAAGGATGATGTCCTATTGGTAAATCACTTCCGAATTGAGATTTTAAGATATGGTCTACTGAATTGTGTAATATATTTGAATGAATTTTATCTTTATTATCTACAATCGGTTTCATTGGAGTATAATGCCCATGTAGAATATTAATTCTTCGTGCACCTTTACATAGTTCTTCAAATTTTTGAATATCTTCACCATGCCAGTAAGTTTCTATTGGGAATTCGTAATCTTCGTGTCCTTTGGGTTTGTTTCTATGAATTAGTAGAATTGGTTTAACATCTAATTTAGGTGCTATTAATTCCATCCAAAGATTTACCCAAATATCAGAACCTGCATTGACCCACGGTCCACCACCTGTGGTATAATAAACATCATAAACCATTTATATTATTTTTTAATTATAATTAGTCCAGAAAATAATCCAGCAAAAGTTATAGTTAACGCGTTAACTGAGGTTGATTCTATAATTGAGGGAACTTCTTGTCTTTTATTAGTAGTATTCCATGCTTGAACTATTGGATATTCTTCACCTAACCCATGAGTAATCGAATAAGTTGAATTGCCACTAACTGTTTCTTTATATGTTGTTAGTGTGGTTATTTGTGATGAACCAGATACTATTCCACTTGGCATTCCTGCTAAGTTATTCCAAGAAGTAGAACCACTTACTATGTGGCCACCTTTAGCAACTACCGCATATCCACTTTGAGCAGATGATAACACTATTGTTGCAGTATTATTATTAGTAAGGGTTATCGATGCCGGTATTATCTGTGAATCATTCGTTCCATATACTGAAACTAATACATTTTTAGTATTAAAATTGTGTGTTACCGCAATAGTTGATTGGTTATCAAATGATGATGTGATAGTTGCAACTTCTGCTATTTCAGTTACCACATTTGTAATACCACTACCATCACCAACAAAGTATGATGCTGTAATTGCACCAGTTCCTAAATTGATTGATTCACTAACTAATGATGAAACGATTTGGGTTGATGATGATACAATATTACTTCCACCTAATATTTGTATTGACCCGGATATTAATGTCGGTAATGAACTGATTCCACTAAAAGTAATTTGAGATGAACCTGATACGATGCTATCTCCACCAGCAAGTAATATTTTAGATTCAGACCCACTTAATCCACTTTTCCAATAATCATTAGTTGAATCCCATAATAAAGAACCACTAATAATAGAAGCACCCGTTGAGTCTTTAACTATCAAACCACCATTTGCTACACCACTACCATTTAATTCAATGATATTATCGTTTAACTGAATTGTAGTTGATTCTATCGATGTTGTTGTTCCTCTAACGGTCAAATTACCTAAAACAATTACATTCGAACCTGCCAACTCTAAAGCGGTTTTAAGAGAGGATGTATATGTGTTTAAAGATGCAGTTGATTCGTGTATTCTATCTAACTCATTATCAATTGAAGCAGTATATGTTGCAAGGGTTGAGTTCTTAGTATCTTGTGATTGTGTATACGAATTTAATGAACTCAATATACTAACTATCTGAGATGAACCACTTACTAATCCGCTTGGTTTATTTGTATGATTTGTATAATCTAAATAATATGAACCGGATTGACCATTTAATTTATTCGAATCATCCGCAGAACCACTAACGATGTGACCACCTTTAGCAACAACTACATAACCACTTTGAGCAGATGTTAATACTATTGTTGAAGTATTTAAATCCGTAAGAGTTACTGATGATGGAATTATTTGTGCATAATTAGAATCATATACCGAAATAATTACATTTCGTGAATTAAAATTATGACTAACTGATATGTTTGAGGAATTAAAGAAAGCGTAATTAACAGTTGCTACTTGAGAGATATCGGATGCAGGTAGGTTGATTAATCCACTACCATCTCCTCCAAACGAACCAGTGAAAGAACCACTAATAGTTCCTTCACCTAATGTATTTAAATATCTTGAATCTAATGAGGATGTTAATTGAGATGAGCCGGAAACCATTCCAGTCCCACCGAATGTTATTTGAGAACCATTTCCTATGAAATTTGAAGCCGTTATAGCACCACCGATATTAATTGAACCAGAAATTAGGGCATCAGTAACAACTATTGATTGTATGGAAGGGACTCCGTTATCTTTTTCAAAATACAACTTACCATCGTAAGTGTTTATTGCCAACTCTCCTAACTCAAGAGTGTCGGTTGTAGGTGATTTTCCCTGAACTGCCGTTCTTTTTAGCTTTAATACTTGTGCCATATGTATGACTTAATAATTTCATTATATAATTACTTAATTAGAAACTCCTTATATAAGAAGTTTGTGAACTATAACCCGTGTAGGTTATAGTCCAGTTTCTAATTTATTAATTTTGTTTGATAAATCTTCAATTTGTTTTTGTTGTTCTTTTATACCTTCGATTAATAGAGCAACTAATTTGTCATATTTAACCGCTTTGTATCCATTATCACGAGTTACAACTAATTGTGGAAGAACTACTTCAATTTCTTGTGCGATTACACCGACATCGTTTCCTTCAAATCCATGTATATCTTTATTTTCTGCTTTCCAATCGTATGTGTTACCACTAATCATTTTGATTTTTTCGATTGGAGATTCGATTGCTGTAATATTTTCTTTGAAACGAATATCTGAAGCAGAGAATGCTGTAATATCACCCGTTGCAGTTATTGCTCCGTTAATTGTTAAACCTGCGAAAGTTGGGGATGATGAAGTTAAAACTGCTTGGTTTAATACTGAACCATATCCTGTTGTTGATGATAGAGTTATTTGAGATGAACCCGAAACTACTCCGGTTGGTAATGTTGCGGTAAGTTGTGAAGAGCCAGATATTACACCATTAGTTGCATTTATCACTCCATTAAATGAAGTTGCGGTAATTACATCTGCTTTAAAATCTGCTAATGTAAATCCATTACCGGTCGTATCAAGTGTACCAGATGGTTCTGATGTGTATCCTTCGAATACTTTCCAAGTACCACCATCACTTGCATCTCTAAAAATACCAGCGTGTCGATACACTCCATCATTATAATTACCAACAATACCTAAGTCAGGATTAGTTATAGTAGAACCTTCGTTTAAGTAAATGAGATTATCTTGTATTGCTAAATTTGTTGAATTAATTATAGATTGTGTTCCATATACAACTATATCTCCCAAAAATGAAACAGTTGAACCCGTAAGTTGAATTGCTCCATTAAGAGATGATGC